ATGGCATTACAGGACGAAATCGCACTTGCTCGACGGGAGATTGTATCCGATGGCTACGACATGTCAGTCGGCGAACTCATCAATCTGTATCGCGAAGGCGAGATCAAGATTCAGCCGGAATATCAGCGCCTCTTTCGATGGGACCAAACGCGAAAGACGCGTTTCATTGAATCCATCCTCTTGGGTTTGCCGCTGCCCCCTATCTTCGTGTATCAGGACGCTGACGGGGTCTGGGAGCTCATCGATGGATTGCAGCGCCTTTCGACCATTTTCGAGTTTGTTGGCGTACTCAGGGCTACCGACGGTAGAGTTCGGCCGGCATTGTCCCTGGAAGGGACACGTTACTTACCGGACTTAGTCGATAAGCGCTGGGAACCGGCCGCAGAGGACGGCGCAGACGGAATTGGAGGGGCACAGCAACTCCAGATCAAGCGCGCGCGGATGCGTGTCGAAATACTCAAGCAGGAAAGCGATCCGAGAGCGAAATACGAACTCTTCCAACGATTGAATACCGGCGGCGAAAATCTATCAGAACAAGAGATCCGGAACTGCGTTGGCGTTATGCTCAATCAGCCTTTCCAGCACTGGATGTCGCAGCTCGCGGAAAGCCCCGACTTTCGAGCAACGATCAATCAAACCGAGGCTGCAATCGAAAGACAGATGCATGTCGAACTTGCGCTGCGCTTCTTGGCTTTTCGACATGTTCCCTATGGCCCCGGTATGGACGTCCACGAGTATTTGGATGATGCACTGTTTAAGCTTGCGACACGAAATGACTTTGATCGGGCTGCGGAAGGCGATATTTTTGCGAGAACCTTTCGCTTGCTTAACGTCGCAATGGGTGAGAACGCATTCAAGCGATGGGATGGTGCCGGTTTCAGCGGGAAATTTCTAATGAGCGTGTTCGAAGTCGTCGCGCTTGGCGCGTCGCGAAATATCGATGCTATCGAACAGCACGATGACGCAAGAAAAAATGAAATCGTCCGCGAGAAATGTCGGCGTCTTTGGCAGGAACCGATCTTTAACCAGTACTCTGGGGCCGGTGTGCGTGGCACGAGCAGGCTAAGTAATCTCTTGCCGATGGCTGCAGCTTATTTTCGGCCATGAGTAAAATTAGAACCTTGAATCAATTGCAGGAATTTTTGGATCAAGGTTTTTCGTGGCGGCTCAAAGAAATCGCTGATCTGAAAGTTGTTGTCAGAGGAAGTTCGTCACTTTCTCAGGCTACGATAATTCGTGCGGGGGTTCCTCTCGTGTATGCGCACTGGGAGGGTTTCGTGAAGCAAGCTTCGCAGGATTACCTGCGTTACGTTACTGGACAGAGACTTAGCTATCAGGAATTAGCGAGCTGCTTTGTTGTTTTTGGTGCCAAAAAGCACCTTGCGGGAATTGTGGAGTCTCGAAAGTCGGCTATAAATATCGCTGCCGTAGATTTTTTTAGAAATCAATTGAATGAAAGGGCTGATCTTGCGCTTTCAAATGCGATCGATGCAAAATCAAACCTCAATTCTGAGGTTTTTCAAAATATTGCGGTTTCGATTGGTATTTCTACAGCCCCGTATGATGCGTATTACAACTTGATTGATGAGTCGCTTCTTAAGCGGCGAAATGGAATAGCTCACGGTGAATATCTTGATCTCAGTGGCGACGATTTTCGGGCGCTTGCTGATGAGGTTATAAAGTTGTTGCGTATGTACAAGACCGATATTGAAATTCTTGCGTCAAACTCGGCGTACAAGGTCGTATAAAAAAGTTGAAGGTGGGGCGAAAAGCAGTTGCACATACATTCAGGTGCTTTTTCTGCTCGTGAGGGTACTGGCGGTCTAGATGAAAAAGGGCCTGAATATTTGATGGCCCCTCCTTTAGTATCCGAATGTGCTGGCCACGGAGTCAGGCCACAGCCGGATCGCGCAAGCGCATGAGAAGCGATTCGACTGCCGGAGTGAGCGGGTCAGTCGCGCCTTCGCGGTCGTCGTATAGGGTTCCGAGTACTAGCAGGACGGCCGAGCGGACCGCGCCGGGCACGGTGCTCGTAGTGTTGCCGTCTTCGAGCGCCCAGGTGCCGGGGATTTCCTTGAGCTTCAGGTAGTCCACAACGATGTCGCTGGCCGCATCGATCAGGTCCTTGATCGCGTCGTCATCCTCGCCCGCTTCGACGCGCAGATGCGAGAGTGCGCGATTGAACGAGACGAGTTGCTTAATTGCCATTTGTCGGCTCCTTCGATGCAGATGTGCTGGTCAACATCGCGCTGCTTGGCGCCGGGTGCTTGTCGCGCTTCGCGAGCGCGTCGAGCGAATAGTTCTGCTGTTGGAGATACGGCGTGTGCCCCCCCGGCACTGGCGGCATGTTCTCCGCTGCGCGCGCCTCATTCGGGGCCATCCAGCCGCCGCCTACGGCCTTCGAATGCGCGTCGTAACGCGCGGCCGGGTCCATGCGCAGTAGCCCGCGCACGTCAACGTCGAAGCCCTGTCCGTTCGGCACCTCGAAACCGTCATCGAGGCAGAGTTCGAGCTCTTCGATGGGGGCTTGCAGGCAATCGGTGTAGTACGACTGTTCGAGCGCGCCGATGTTGGCCGCCGTTTTCGAGCCGGCCGGGTCCGCGCCGATCTTGTAAAGCGGTACGTGATAGCAGCGCGCAACGTCTTCGACGGCCCACCGGAGCTGTTCGACGAGCTGCGCGTCGGTCGCGGTCATCATGACGGTTTCGTACTTCAGCCCGTCGCCCACGACGGCCGACGGCCGGCGTTCTCACCGCCGTAGTTCGTTTTTCCCAATGCGTCTTGAGCCGGTTTGCGGTTTCGTCGCTGATCTTGCCGGGCGCGGACAGGATGCCGCCGGGCCGCGACATGTTGCCGAAGAATTTTCGGCTGTTCTGCTGGATGCGGTTTCCCATCGTGCCGGCGGCCGCTGCCGCGACGATCGGCGATACGCCGATGAGCGGATGCCACGGGCAGATACCGCGATCATGGATGATCTCGGACGCGGGAATCGTGACTTGCTCGGGTAGGCCGCGGAGCGGATCGGCGGCGACCTGATAGAACACGGCGCCGCTCGGCGAGACGAGCGGAATCACGCGCGCCGGATCAAGCACGTACATCGCAGTTACGTTGCGCAGCATGTCGCGCACGAGCAGGATGTACGTGTTGCCGGCGAGCAGCTTCGACACCTGCCACGCCTTCACGAACTGGATTCGATTCTGGTACGGGTTCGGCCGGCGCAGCGGCCCCGTGAAGCGTGGCGCGCTGGCGTCCTGCCAGATATTGCCGATCTGCTTCACGTACCGGATGCCGAGCTTCGAAATGTCCGATGCGATGCGATCCACGCACGCGTACACGGCCGAGAACGCGAGCAGGTCGTGACGGCTATCAACGCCCATGCCTGCCTGCCACGCGCCCGCGAACGGCTCGCGCACGACGCTCGCAATCGAATTGCCGCCGCCGACCGCAACCGGCGGAGCGGCTTTTCGTATCCACGAAAGCAGCCGCATCAATCCCCCGGCCGCATGTCGCGGCGCTTGTACGTCGACCGCTTCGGCGCAACGTCGCGAATCTTGCCGAGCAAGCGCAGTAAGGCGACGTGCTGCTCTTGTTCGACCTCGATCCGCTCGCCAACTTGCCGCATACGTCCCTTGTACGGGAACGCCACGGCTACCTCATAGGTTTGCATGGCGTTCTCCGCTTAGCCCGCTTGCGCTGCGTCGCCGTAGGCCGCGCCGGAGATGTACTGAACGCCCTCGACGCGGCGGCGCTTCCAGTTGATGAAGCGCTCGGCCTTCATGGCGATGAATCCGTTTTGCCACAGCGACACCAGTTCCGTAGCACCAGCGACGGGCGCGCTATCCATTTGCAGCGACGCTTCGCGGCTCACGTCGAGCGTCACACCGCCATCGTCGGCAAACAGGATTTCGCTCGCCTTCGCGAGTACGATGTTGTCGCCGACCGTCTGCGAGAGGATCGCCGGCAGGCCGAAGAACGTGCCGCCCGCCATCGTCAGGCCCGGAAATTCCGGTTGCGCCATCACATTCAGCATCAACGAGAGCGAGAGGGCCGTCGTTTCCGACATGATCCAGACCGCGCCCGCGACCGACAGGTTGGCCGCGATGTACGCCTGGAATACCTTCTTCACGTCCGCGCGCACGGCTGCCGCATCCTTGCCCGATGCCGGAATGGCCTTGACGCCGTTCGTGATCGACGCGGGCGACAGTCCGTTCGCGCCGGCCGCCACAGCCGGGTCGATGAACTGCTGGTCGAGGAACTGGCTAATCGTCGAGATGAGATCCTGCTGGATGACGCCTTCGGCGCTCGGCGTCGAGAAGCGTGCAAGCTCTTCCGTGATCGCGACGATGCCTGCCACCTTCGAGAAGCCGAGCGTCGTCGTGTTGAATGCGAGTGCCGACACCGGCGCGGGCTTGCCTTCGCCGACCCAGCCGACCGACGAGCCCGTCGTCTGGCCGGGGACGCGGACATTGAACGGCACACGACGCATGCCTTCGATCCGGCCGACGATCGTTGCGGGGCGCAGCAGTTCGATGAATTCAGCGGCCATGTCCTGATACTGGACGAGCGGCCCGGCCCACGCCGGATCGGTCGTCGTGCCTGCCGCGACTGCCGCCTTGAGCACGATTTCGACTTCGGGCGTCGAATCCTTCCATTGCTTCGCGATCTCGGCCGCTTGCATGAGGTTGCCCTTCGAGCGCGCGAGTGCGATCGCGTAGCGCGTGAACGCCGTGCCCTTGGTGACGTTCGGCTTTACGATGACGGGCGAGTGTGCTGCCGGACCGCCAGCGACCGGAACAGCCGACTTGGCCTCGATCGCTTGCTGTTCCTTGAGGCGCGCTTCGTGGGTATCGAGCGACTTCAGTTCGAGGCCGATTTGGTCGTATTCCGTCGCCTCGTTCTCGTTGAGCGTGCGAGCGCCGTCGCCCGCTGCGCCGTCCATCAGCGCCTTTTGTCGTGCGAGGTGATCGGCGCGCTTCTTGGCGAGTGCGGCGAGCTGTTGAGCAATGGTCATGTCAGATTCCTTGATGAAGGGAGCACTCAAACGCACGACGGGCACTCCCACACGGGACTTGTCATGCGCCTTGATCGATTGAACTGCCGCGTCAGCGTTTGCCGGGATCGTCACGGCGCTGAGTTCGAACAGTTCACAGGATTTGATGAGGAAGCCGCCGGTCGCCTTGTCATACTCGGCGTCGATGGGGCGGAATCCGATGGACAGGCCCGGCACCAGACCGGCTTTGATGAGGTTGTATGCCTCGTCGATGTACGCAGCAGTGCCGGCCGGGGCGATCGTTGCCTCAACCTCCGCGCCGGCCGCCGTGACCGTCATTTTGTTGACGGTGCCGATGGGCTTGCTCGGGTCGTGCTGCCACAGCAGCGGGAACGGCGTCTTGAACTGGATGCCTTCCGGGACGACGGTATCGCCCGCGCGATCGGGCGTCGGCGTGGAGGCAATGCCCTTGAGCACTCGCGACCCGTCGTCGAGGTTCTTCACCTCGAACCGCGAGAACGCTTTATTCGAAGCGCTCGCGGTTTGCTTGGTGATAAGTTTCGAAATTTGTCGATTCATTGGCATTTGGTTGCGTGAATGCCGTTATTATCACGCATAAAGTGCCAATGTCAAGACTAAATGAAGAACATTTGCGGCTCAATTTTTGATTCTGTCGCATTTTGTTGCGTGACACCGACCGCCATCGCCAAGGCCACCATGCCGTCAATGCGGCCGGTCGACTTCTGTTTCGTGAATTTGCGGTTGCCGGCCGGATCGGAAACGGCCACCGTGTTCACGGCGCACATTTGCAACACGGAATGCCCGCCGTGCCGGAGCTTGCGCGCGAGCAAGCGCGCTTCCAGTTCGCGGATGGCCGGCGACATGGAGACGAACCCCTGACCGAATTCGACGAATCGGCTTAGCTCTTCTTCCGTGAAGCCGACCCGCTCAAGCCATGGTTTCAGGAACCGCATGTTGTAGCGGTCAAACGCGAGCGCGCGCACGTTGCACCGGTCGAACACACCGCGCAAGTGTTCGGCGACGAATTCGTATTCGATAGCGCGGCCGGGCGTCGTCTGAAGCAGGCCGTCCCGCGCCCATACGTCATAAGGCACGCGATCGGCGCGCGCCTTCGCTTCTAGACCATCTTCGGGGAGCCAGAATGTCGGATGAACGTCGCCGGCCTCCGACACCAACACGAGCGCTGTTAGGTCGCTGACGCTCGATAGATCGAGGCCGCCATACACGTCTTCGCCGTCCAATTCGGCGGGTTCGCCGCTGTTCTCCATCCAGATCGCGCGCGCGACGAACGGATTGCGAGCTTCGACGCGCTGATTCAAAACCAAGTTGCGATAGGCCGATTCGCGGCTCGGCAGGCGCTTCGCGTCCGACGCCATGCGACGCACCTCTTCGCGGTTCATGAACACGTCGAAATGAGGGTTCGCCAGTCGGATCGCCTCATCGCTGAACGGGTCCATGTCGAGCGGCGCGGTATAGAGCGCCACCTTCAGGCGCGGATCGGCGCCGCTGAGCGCGTCGTCGATGAGCAAGCTGAGCAGGTCGCCATCGGTGGGGGCCTGCGTGCTGATGACGATCGACAGCGGGCTTTCCTGCGCTGCGCTCGCCGTCTCCAGTGCTTCGTACAGTTCGGAGCGCGGGCCTTTGACTTGGCCCAGCTCGTCATGGATCGTGAGCGCGGGGCTCAAGCCGAACTTGGTCGCCGCGTCGGCCGACAGCGCCTTGTAGATCGTGCCAAGGTCATGACACAGCAGTTCCTTCGCCGTATCGCGGATTGTGACGTACTGCGATAGATCCTCCGACATGCGCACAACCTTCGCGGCCAACTCGAACAGCACGGCCGCTTGGTCACGCGACTGCGCAGCGCTGTAGAGCTGGCTGTTCGGCTGCGCTTCCGGGCCGACGAGGTGAAGCAACACGAGGAACGCGGAGAGGGCCGTTTTGGCGTTCTTGCGCGCCATCGAGAGGATGAACGTGCGCGTCGGCGTGTCGTAGATTTGCTTGATCCAGCCGCGTTGCTCTTTCGTGAGCTTGACGGGCTGTCCGACGAGCCGGCCTTCAGGGATTCGGCAATGTTCTTCGATCCATCGGGCATTGCGCTCGCCGCGAGAGACACGCTTTACGCGGGGAGTTCCCATGGTTTCTTTGCCTTCTTCTGGTTCGCCAGCGCGCGGCCTACCGTCGTCGGATGCTCAACGGCCTGCCGCGTGATGCGCAGTCGCGTCGCGAGCGACGAGGCCGCGCGGCTCTCGCGCTCAGACATTGCGAGCAGCCGGTCGTAGCGTTTCAGGCCGTCGTCGTCCGCGAGCCATGCGCGATCGAAATTCAGCAGTTCGTCGGCGAGCACGCGTGCGTTCGTGATGTGTCGGCAATACAGCTCGAGCAGCGGCGAGTGCGTCGCAGTGAATGCGCTTGCCGGCTGATCGTTCACGACTTCGCCCCAGACTGCCCGCTCGCCGTCGCTCAGGTGAAGCGGGGGCGCGAGACGCTGCTCGGACGCAACCGGTGCGGCTGGCGCCGTTACGATCGATGCGGCGGATTTCCGCCCGCGTTGAGCCATTTTTTCCCTTTTTTGTCCACGTTTATGAAAGCGAAGGGGACGGGCGGTTTCCCGCGATGCGACGCAAGAAAAATCGACCATCCCCCCGGCCGGGGTCGCCGGTCATGACCAACTGCCATCGATCGGCAGGCCGTCCGGCCCGAACGCCTTGCGCTCGCGATAGCCGAACTGCTGGCGCGTCACCTCGTCATGGTGATCGGCACATAGGCCTCTGAGGTTGTCGTCGGCATCGGTGCCGCCGTGTTCGAGAGGCGTGACGTGATCCACGACGACGGACTCGCGCACAACGTCCTGTTCAGCGCACAGCACGCAGACCGGATCGCGCCGAAGGATGCGAGCGCGGATCTTCATCCACTTGCTGCCGCGTGTGCGCTGTTGGACTCGTGCGCTCATCGCATCGACCTCTGCGGCGGCAGCGGCAGGAAGCGGCGCGACGGTTGCGAGCCCATCGTGCTTGCGCGGGACCAGCAGAACAGGACGCGCTCAAGTTCACCACGCGCATTCAGCGCGTGCGCGGTCGCTGCGTCGAAGCACGACTCGCCTTCGTTCTTGTTCGCGCGCACCCAATCGAAATACCGATCGCGGTCGATGCCGCTCATGCTGCGCACGGACACCTTGTTGCCCAGCTCGGGGATTTCAGCGGGCTGCGTCAGGGGTGCGGAAACGGCGAGAATTTGCTCGTATAGTGGCATCAAGTTGCTCGCAAGTTAATTTTCGAGCAATTATGTGCCACATCGCAGACGTTTACAACAGGGGTTATTGAAACGATAGGGGGTTATCAAAACGATAAGGGAGGGGTTCCCGAAACAGGAATGCCCAATACGGGAAGGGCTGAGATTTCCACGACCGGAGGACGAGCCCGCGCGCCTTGAACGCTACGGTAACGTTGCGGTAACGCGTGACGGCGCTTGCGGGGGAGTAAGCGCCGCTTACCGGGGTAGAGGGGGGAGATTTGGAGGGGGTGGAATTTCGAGGGTGTCGAATATTTCACCCTTTCGCGCGAGCCTTGTGGGCAAAGGGTTTGCGGGAGATCGGCCCATCTTGGGGGCGGTCTAACAGCCCCAATTCCCGCTGAAATAGTCCCAATTTCGCCTGAAAGGGTGCCGTTTTTGCACCCATTTCGTCCCGCGCGGATTCTCTTGTGGATAACTCTATGAATCAGTCGATCAGCGGGCATTCATATGCCTGCTAGCAGCAAGGATTTAGCGCATGGGTATGGCAATACTATAAAACAGTACATTTTCTGTACAGGGAATCGAGAGACGTGAAAACGACGTAGAAACGCCCGAAACCCCTTACAAAACGGGCATTTCGGGCGTTTTCGCTCCCTGTTCGGTTTCTGTACTGGAAAGGCGTCTCCCTGTTCAGTTTCTGTACTGGAAATTCTTCGGTTCGGGTACGGTTTCTGTATTGGACGGGTACGAATTCTGTACAGGGGGTTTTTTTTTGCTCTGTTGCTTTTGCCTTCCCTCCGTCCGAAGTCTTTCCAATCCCTCGGTGAGCGCTCGCTCGGCTTCACGTACCGACTCAAAAGCCCGGTAGTCGTGAGTCGCCTTGATTGCTTGCACGCCTGTTTTCGGCTGCTCGTACACTTCCACGTCCGTGAAGCGGTAGAGCGACGGCACGCGGCTACCTTGCCGTAAGCCGCCTTCGATCGTCACTGCGATGAACCCGAGCGCACGCAGCTCGTACAGCGCCTTTGCGAGCGTCGTCGGGGCAGTCCATCCCTTGTGCTTCATCAGCGACAGGGACGCCCCTATGCTGCCGTTGTTCGAACCGTTGAGCATCATGCGCATGTCGATGTACAGCTTCACGGCAGACGGGCCGAGAACCCGCCACGCCGGGGTATTCAGCAGCGAGTGATAGATTCGAACGTGCGGCCCTAGTGGATCGGACCACGCTTTCTTTGCCATCACCCCTCCCGCGATGCCAGCAGCAGCCCTTGGATGACCTGCGCGAGCAGTTCCGGCCGGATGCTGATGCCTTGCCGAGTCGGCACGAAGTCGCCGTCGCGATCCACGACGACGAGGCGCACGTCGACGTACCGCCGGCCCCTGTACCAGCGATGCGAGATTCGAATCCGCTGCGTAGCGCTCTTCTGAACGTCTGCGATGGTTTCGCCGCTGTCGTATGTGCTCATGCGATCACCTCACTTTGTGAGGATTGCTTACCACTATGCTGCTGGTCGATCTGGTTCATTTCGACTGCGTACTGAGCCGCCGTAGCCGCGCCGAGATCGGCGAGCAACCATTCGTAGGTACAGTCATCCTCTAAGCGCTCTTTGATCACATGGAACAGGGCTTCCAGTTGAGCGAATTTGTCTCGGGCCTCCAGTACGGCTCGTTCGACGCGGGGCATTTTCTGGTCAGGCATGGCTGGCCTCCCGTTCGCTGACATGGCCGAGTAGTTCTTCTCCGCGCAGCGGCTCAAGATACGAGTCGTGGGCGAGCATGCGATTGCCGATGCGGAGCCGCTTGCGGTTCTTCGTTAGCGTCATGCCGGGGGCGCCGAGTAGAGTTACATTCCATTCGGACTCGCGGATCGAGTGAAGTGCGCCGACCAAGACGATGCGGCCGACAAGAGCCGGATTCCATGCGCGAATAACGCGGGCCAAGTCGCCCGGACGGCATCGGAGGTTAGCCATGGAGCACCTCCTTGCGGGATGCCTCGAATGCTCCTCGTCCTGTACTCGCAATGTCGCCGTATTCGAGCGCGATAAGAGAGGCCTCTTTGGCAACGGTCGTGATATGGGCGATTCCATTCGCACTTGCCAGATGCTCGATCACTTTGAGCAAGTCGCTGATTCGCTGGAATCCTTCGATTGCGATATTAGACTCGTCGATGCTTTCGCGAAGCGCATCGTCAAGGCTCTTGATCGTGTCAACCATGACGCACCTCCGCTACTGCGCTCTTGATTTCATCGACCAAGTCAGCAGCCAGCCAAATAAGCGCCTCCTGATCATGGTCGTACAGCCGCTTGAATGTGACGAATCCCTCGCCGTACATGCTCGTCAGCAGCGCGCTCAGTTGTGTGGTCTTGCCCTCGATGGAAATGTCGCTCATGCCGACACCTCCGCTTGACGGCAGAGTTCGGCGAGCTGCGCCATCACGGCGCCGCAAATGTCGAGCGCATCGAAAACGGTGGGCGCAAGCGCGGCTTCGCGCAGTGCGCGATTGATGATTTCGCGATACGAAGAGGGGAGTTGCGATTGCTCAGGACGAGCGGGGGCGTTAGCACGCATAGCGGCCTCCAACGTTGGTGTTGAAAGCCCGCCTCCCGACGCCAATCGGGGTGGGCGGGCACATGACGGGGTTGGCGTACCGGAACGTTGGCACCGGCGAGCGCAAGCGCTCCCCCACCAAGGCCCACCCATAGAAAAGGTGCGCGAAGGCGTATGGACGTAAAAAAACCGCACTACGGCGGTCGTCCGCCAACAATTGCCGGACGCCAATCCGGGCGGCTGTTGTCTCAGCCACAGCAAAAGTATACGCGCGCCAGTTTACGGGCTGCAAGGGTTTTTTGAAGGGGCGCATCATGCGGCACCGTCTTCGTCCAGGATCGCGGCGATTTCCTCGGCCGCTTCCGCCGGGTTGCGGTAGCCAGTCAGGCGATAGCGCAGCACGCGTGTCGTCTTGCCGAATCGGGTCGGCACGGTTTCCCATTCGGCCGTGATGAGCCAGCCTTCCGCGCGCAGAGTCGAGATAGTCGTATTCAGGCAGTGGTCGCCCATACGCTCGGCCTCGAAGCGATTCTGCGAGATCCCTCGCCGCAATTCGAGCAACACGCGATCGATTTTGCCGAGCGGTTTTTGGGCGAGCGTCGTGCTAACATTTGCGTACGAATTGAGATTCTTTTTGTATTGGCTGGCCTGCGGGTCGGCCATTTTTTTTGTTTGCATGGCTCAAACCTCCGCACGGTAGTTTGCGGGATCGGAGAGCCAGCGATGAATCTCCCGGTTCGGCCACGCGATACAGCGCTGCGATCCGAGTTGAACGCGTCGAGGGAAACGGCCGGCGATTTCGCGCAGGCGAATCGCTTCGCGTGAGAGGGGAATGAAGGTCTTGAGACTTTGCCAGCGCGAGTAGCCATCAAGCGGCAATGCCTGCTGAGCTGGGGGAAGCGACCGTGCGTTCAGTCGAGCGGAACCTACGTTTGCTGCCATGCTGTAATCCTCGCAGAGGGTTGTTGAACATGGCTGCAGTTTGGGTTTCTGCCGACGCGCAGGATATTGCGTCTGCCGGCAGGCATGGTGCGTTGGCTTGCTGACGTGGGATGTTAGCCGGCAGGCATGCCCTGTTTGCCAGCAGACGGGGTATAGCCTGATTTCTTGAGCCAACCATCGATCGTATCGAACGCCTGATCGGGACTCATCGACACGCCCTCGATTGAATTGGCGTACTCCAAGACTCGATCCTTGATCGCCAGCACGGCTTGACGCCGGGAAGGATAGGATTTTTCGTTGGCGAGTTGGGTGGCATACTCCCGTAATGGATCAAGCTTCTGGGATTTCGCGCTCGCGCCTTTCTTTGCATCACGGCGCTTGATTTCGTCTGAGATTTTGAGGCCAATGGCGGCGATTCGCTGCGTCAGATCGTCTCCGTCGGCAGCGAGAGACTCCAGGTCTGCAACGGGTAGAGACGACAGTCGATCGATGGACGATTCAAGCTTGCTGAGCTTTCGCGCGTAGGCCGACGCTGCCTGCAGAAAGATATCTCGGTATCGCGCCGATACTCGCTCATTGACCTTCCTAGCTATCAGGTTTGTACCTCTTACAAATCGGCGCTCGCATTTTTTAGCCGCGCGCGAAAACTCTTGGAAAGCTGCTCGGACCACGTCGTCTTTGCGGATGAGATGAGCCAGAACGAGAGGAACCATGTCCCATCGCTCGTCGACAGCAATAACAGCGAGCTTCGTTTCGTCGATGACGTGCGCAGGTAGCCCCTTGCTTTCTACGATGACAATAAATGCAGCGAAGGCCTCGGCGCGCTCCACTAGCGCCCGCTGAAGGGAGCGGCGCCTGCTCTTGTTTACAGAGTGATCGGTGCGTTCGACTCGGACAATGTTATACGCAGAGCTTCGATCCCGATTCAACTGACGCTGCCGCCTGCCAAGCTGAACCACGGATTCTGTATCGAGCTGATCGATTTGCTCCAACTGCTGGTCTAGATTTTTATTGCTCACCTGCGCCCTCACGCGGACCTTATGAGGAACCGCGCCGATCAGGTAAGGGAACCCGACTTCCGCTCCGTCGAGCTAGGCGCAGTCTGATTTTGGTGTGCCGTTAATTGGCAACCGTGGTCATTAATTGTAGATTGGCATAGTGTTTTTTTGTGGTTCTTCATGGATGTCGCTTGCCGACCCAATGCCGCCAACAGCACAACTAGGCCTTGGCGGTCGCATCGAGAGGACGCCGGTCATTTGCACCGTAGCGCGAACAGCCCTACCGGCGCCTCGCCATCAGTGGTGGGAATTGGGCGGTGACGTCCGCTTCTTCGGCCGCCGCGTCGAACGGTTACGGCGTGGTGGTCGCGTCACTTCTGAAAGATTATTTGTCGCATTGGCGCCTTGTTTTACCCCCCCTAATCCCGACGCGTTATTTGGTAATTTTTGCGATGTACCGTGATGCGGCGTAGGAGCAATTTTTGCTTTCGCCGTTCGCCCTTTTAGGTTCTTGTATTTCCTTCTCTTTGATGGTGGGTGTGCGTGAGCGGGCTTGGTTATTTTTCCAATATCCAACGCCTTCGCAACACCCGGGTTAATCATTAAAACTCCGGATGTTTTAATTTTCGGGGATAAGTTATTGAGCGATCTTTCGCGATAAGACCAATGGAAAAATCGATCTGAATCCTCTAGGGCGCTTTCTCTATAGCCGATGAGGTTTACGTCGTAGAAAAATTGGAGCAATGCCTCTGGATCACGAAAATATTCCCGGTTTGTTATACTTTCTCCTCCTGCCCATGATGAAAAATTTTCGAATGCGGCAGAGAATCTATCAAAATCGAAACTTGAATTTCCATTGAAATATTGGAAAAACTTCAAATAACTCGAAAAATCTGATTGATGCATATAGAATGCCGCATAATTCCTTATTTCGCCCAATAGGTAGTCTGAATATTCGCGAGTGAAGTCCGAGTCCACTCCAATATCGGAGGGAAAGAAAGTTAGACTTCCGCCTGCTCGCTTTGAAATGGTAATTCTTTTTGCGATTCGAATAAATGTCAATACGTCTCGAGGCTTTTGGAAGGAGTTTTTCAAGATTCTCCTGAAAATGGCATCCTCTTTTGAAGAGACGAAGTACTGATCTGCTGCGGACACTGAATCGACCGCAAAAGCTTGTTGGCTAGAAAAGAATTTCCCCGCGGCTTCGTAAAGTCGAGAGGATCGTAGGGCATTTTCAGTGGTGGCCCAGTCTAGAAAAACGGAGTTGTCTTGGAGTCGGGAATTTGAGTTATAAAGATTCAGTGCGTGAAATACATCGGGGCGAACAAGTAGAACGATCTTGATGCGTCCCTTTGAGTCTCGAATATCCCCGAAGAAATCGTTATTTAGCTGCCAGGTCGCCTCCCCAAGTCCTTTGATGCACTCGATATAATCCTTGTAGGAAACTGACTCCGGACGATAATCAATTCCGTCAACGAATATAACATGATGGTTTTTGAGTGAAATGTCTGCAATGGCAGCTTTAATTCTTCCTTCCGTCTCCAGCAAATGGTGTTTGATTTTTTCTGTCGTGTCAGTCGATTTGCTTTTTCGTTCCGCGGTCCCCTTGGCGATCTTCTCTTTGCCCACCTCGGCGGAGAGATTTACCTCCCGAATCATTTCAAAGGCGACCTCAACCTCAGGGTTCAAAGCTTCTTTGTTGAATTTATTTATTTCTTGTTCAATCGCCTTAAACTTCCCGGTAATTCCGGCCAAAAAACCTTTGGATTTTTCGACTATTGCTTGGCAAACCATATTCAAAAGCATTGGACGCCAAATATTGGCGTAGTCGCTATAGGCGAGCTTCCCGTCTCTCTTTAGCTCTATAAAGCGCTTGTACTGACTCTCTGTCATTGTTGTAAGCTTGCAGCGATGAGAATTTAGCTCATTCGCTTCGAGATAGGCCGCGTATGCGGTTTTTCCAGAGCCCTTCTCTCCGATCAGAAAGTATACGGATGGTTGCAGGCAGCCAGCCAGATCGTCCGTGCGAAGAAAAATCTTATTGAAAAATTCTCGTTGTTTTCTCGTCTTGTAGTTTACTGCGTCGTTGAACGGTTCCTGCAGGTCATTTAATGATTTCCATGTCGTTGCGTTCATATCGGCTTCCCCGTTTATAGTTTTCGAAGTTTTGGATGCTCAAAAATTCGGTGACGTGTCGTGGGCGGCTTGCCGTAGCAAGTCGGGCAATCTTGGCTCAATATATACACTATCACGCGACAGATCTCTCAGTGGCTACGTCGACAAAACGGTACGTACATCGCATCGAACCAGCCCAATCCTGAGTTGTTGATGTGCGTCCATTTGACATATCAAGCATCAGTCTTGTTACGTCACCAATACACCCGAACAAGGATGAGGTGCAGTTAATCGGCGCGGCGTTTGGAGGAGGCCCGACGTCCATGACGGCAACGGAGGGCCCTTCTCCGTGGCGGCTACCGTGATATCGGTTTACGGCAAAATCAATTCAACGATCGGTGAGTCGAACTGTTTTCGATGTCCATCTTGGTGTCGATCTACCGTTCGAGTGACAGATCGGCATCGGGCGCAAAAGGAGGGCAGGTCGAACTCCGACGTGTCGGCTTCGCACCCCCTCGGAAATCTACGATGTCCCGTTTTTGTACAGGCGTTGCAATCAGCCATTGGATGATGTGAAGGGCAGTACCTTCGCACCGGTCTTCAGTTCGTCGAGGTAGTCGGCCCAGCGCTGCATCATCTTGCGACGCTCTGGCAGATACTCGGCGTGGACGTAGGCAGCAGTGACTTGGTTGCGTTCTGCGTGCGCCATCTGACGTTCGACAACGTCGCGGCTGTATCCGAGTTCACGCAGTGCTGTCGCGGCAAGGCCGCGGAAGCCGTGTCCGGTCATGCGCGACTTGTAGCCCATCCGATACAGGGCATACAGCATCGTGTTGTTCGAGATGTGACTCCGGCCCTGTACGCTGTAGAAGACGAAGCGCTGCTCGCCGTTGATCGCGCGCAATTGTGTCAGAACGTCAATTGCCTGCTGGGAAAGCGGGACGATGTGCGGATCGCGCATCTTCATGCGATTGGCAGGCACGCGCCATTCAGCGGCATCAACATTGATCTCTGGCCACTCGGCCTGGATCATTTCTTTCGTTCGCACGAACGTCAGCGCCATGAACCGCAGGGCGAGCCGTGTCACCAGATCGCCTGAGTACTCGTCAATGTCGCGCATGAGCTGCGGGATCTCGGTCGCCTTCACTCGCGCCATATGCTGTACGCCGGCGCTCTTCTTCAATACCGTTTCCGCGTCGATGTCGGCCGCCGGGTTTCGAGTACAGCGGCCGGTCACGATGCCGTACTGAAACACGGCGCGCGAACGCTGCAGCACCCGCTTGGCCGTCTCGCGAACGCCGCGAGATTCGACAGTTCGGATGATCGCCAGCAGTTCGGGAGCATCGATGCTCGCGATAGGGCGGGCGCCGAGTCGAGGAAATACGTCGACTTCTAGGCAGTTGATGACCTTGCCTGCATACACCTCGGACCATCCACCGCGCTGAGTCTCAAACCATTCGCGCGCGACGATTTCGAACGAACTGGCGGCGGCCAGTTGTGCAGCGCGCTTGTCGGCTTTCTTGGCTTCGCCTGGGTCAACGCCTGCGGCAAGCTTTTCACGCGCGCTATCGCGGCGAGCGCGTGCCTCGGCAAGCGATACATCCGGATACGTGCCGAGCGCCAGGCTCTTCTCTTTACCGTCGACGCGGTACTTGAGAACCCATCGCTTGCCGCCGGCCGGCGTTATCAATAGCAGCAGTCCGCCGCCGTCATAAAGCTTCTGTTGCTTCTCGGCGGGCTTGGCTGTGCGGACCTTGAGGTCGGTTAGCGCCAT